TGAGTTTGCAACATCTCTAAAATTTCCTCATCTTCTTCATCATCATCTTGGTCATAATTAGTTAATGATGCCTCAATGTTTGAACCATTTTCTTTCAAAGTAGTTTCCATATCATCAGCTGCATTTATATAGTAACTCACCATAGATTCTTTTGGTGATATTACAGTCAGAATATCTTTTGTGTATAACTCTGCTGAATTATCTTGTATCAGTTCAACTGGCAACCAAGGTCCCATCATCATAACGGTTCTATTCATTGATAATCTTTTAAAGAATAATGTCATTGGTCTATTAACAATAATAACACCAGAGTGTTCGTCTTTGTTATAATTACCAATTATATCTTCACCAGATTGTAGTCTTATAATTTTTATATTATCCATTTTTTAGGTCTATGTTATAAAATTTATATTTGAATTTCTCTTCATCGTATATTTTAACACGTTCAACGAAATGTTTCAATGTGTAATTGGTATGTTTGCCTGCTCTAAAATCATCTGCAATATCAAATAGAGTTGCCTCTTGTTTGTTATCACCTATTCTAAGTCCTCTACCTATAGATTGTAGATTCCTAATCCTAGACTTTGAAGGAGAAGCAAAAACAATATTGTGTAAGTTCCTAATGTTAACGCCAGTAGAAAAGGTGCCATAAGAAGCCACAATAATAGCGTCCTTTTCTTTTTCAGTAATTGCACGAACTGATTCCCGAACTTCAACATCAGTTCCGCCAAATACAAAAAACACATGCCTATTTTTCGTGTGTTCTTTAATAATTGCGTGTAAGTTTTTACCATGTTTTTCTACAAACTGGAATAACACAAGTGTATTACCTTCAAGTGACAAGACAAGATTTTTAATAAACTCATTTCTTGCTTTATTTAGGACAATATAATCCACCTCTGTATTGTAATCCCAATCTCTAGACTGTTTGCATATGTTGTCAGGGTATTTTAATATCAAACATTTAATTTTAAACTCTGCAAGATGTTTATCATCCATCAATTCTTTAGTTGTTGTTGCTTGGTATACTGGACCAAATAAACCTTCTAATACTAACCGATGTGTTTGAGTACCATCAAGTGTACCTGTACAACCAATACGATAACCTGCATTGGTACAACCAGATAGAATAGTTGCAAGTGATTTGGCTTTGAATTGGTGTGCTTCGTCACCAACAACAAAATCAAATTGTTCAAAGTATTCTTTTTCGTTTTTGTAGATTGATTGCCATGTAGTGATGGTTAGAAACTTGTTTGTATGTTTCTCTTTACCGGAATATTGACGGTGACAATACTGTTCTGAATCATAACCATAATCTGCAAAATCTTTGTACATCTGTTCAACTAAAGAAGTTGTTGGTACAATTAACAGACCTTTTATATTTTCTATTTGCAAATGGCGAATGATACAATACAGTATCAAAGATTTACCTGATGCTGTTGGTGATAGCAACAGCAATCGTTTATTACGAACAGCATGAATGAAAGACTTTAATTGATAGTCTCTAATTTCATGTGGTATATTTAATGTTTTAATAAACTCTGTAGCTTCAACAACAGAGTATTCTTCAGTAACATTTACATTTGTATCTATCTCAAATGTATATTTTCTTTCTTCACAAAATTTACCAATATACAAAACAAGACCATGATATATTACCATGGTTCTTAAATCTAATAACCTTATTTTACCATCCCAATACCTTGCTTTAAATGCAGGAGTAAATTGGTGACCAGGCACATAGAAAGTAAAATAATCAGAAAGTTCTTGAGCTATGTTTCTTTCACAATGAACACGAATATAAGCTTCATCAACTTTCTCTAATCTAATATCAAACACCTTGAATAAATCTTTCCCATGCTATAAAATCACGAAGTTGAAATGTTCGTGAATTCAATTCTTTAAGTATACTTTGGCACACATCAACAATTTCCTCATGCAACATCTTCTGTGCAGTCAGTCTGTTTAAATCTTCATCACTCTCAAAGTATGTAGTAATCTCGGATTTCAATACAAACGGAAATGGTTCCCAACCGTGGTGTTGTAGTTGGTCATCATCTAATTTACCAGTATAATATTCCCACTTAACCTTCTTCATTCTGTTATACTTGAACTCAGCCTCTTTCGCAAGCAAACGATGCCGTGAAAGTACATTCAAATACTTACTATGTAATTGGGGTATATTGATTAGTTCTTTGCCAGGTTCTGTTCTATCAATAACAGAATCTTTTGCCCACATATTTAATAATTCATCAAGTTTAGTCATACCAAATCCTCCTAGAAGGAGTATATCACAGTTAAATTATTTTGTCAACATTAAAATAGGAATATCTGAAGGTTGCATCGGCAGTAATGGTTGTATCTGGACTATCAGTTGTAGACATTGGAAATGAAGACACGCTGGTAGGGAATACATCAAAGAATTTAAATCTAAAAATTGGATTATTTGCCGATGAAAGTAATGTTAGAGTTGCATCAGAATATTGTGGTGCAAGACCAGATGCTTGGCGTATGCCAGCAGTTTTACTTAATAGACCTAAATTTTCATACTCTTTAAAGTTTGTTGGAAAAGTCATACCACGAATCCAGTCGTGAACTTCTAACCAAGATTTTAAAGCTTCGTCAACCAAAAAAGTAACATTCAATAAATCATAAATTGCCTTTTCACCTGGTTTATACAAGTCTACGAAAGGTGTATTTTGTGGAATTTCTGATAACGAAATACCAGGTACAGTTACAGTTTGACAAAAATACTGTATATTAGGCAACCTAGAAAAGTTTAATTGAAACTTATTAGGGTGTAAGTAATTTGGATTTTTAGGGTTTCTGTTTAGTGCGCTCATATTGGTATTTATATAGCCAAAAAAAAGAGGCACCGAAGTGCCTCTTTAAGAACTCTCTTTATGGAGTTTTAATTACATGATGTTAGCAATACGGAAACTACGATAGTAGTTGTTTGCTTGAACATTCAATGCGCCAAGACCTTGAGTTGTGCCTTCTGCAAATGGGTTTGCAACGAGGCCGTAACGAGTCTTGAATCCAATTTTTGGTTGGAATGTACCAGTATCAACGGCACGGACCATCTGTAGTGGTACATATGGGCAGTAGAAAATACCTGCGTCATATGCATTGGTACCTTTGTAACCAACAACAGCGAATTCGTTGGTTGAAGATGTTTGAGCATATGGATCAATGTACACTTTGATACGACCGAACATAGTACCAGCAAATGTGTTACCTGTATCGTCAACTGTCAAGTTAACTTGTGACTGCAAAGCAGAGTTGTAGTCAAGGATACCAGCCATCGCAAATGCAGATGCAACATCTGAAGAAACGATGATGATATTACCTTTACCACGACGTGTTGTCTTAGCAATAGTATTAGCTTCACGTTCAATTTGGAAAGCAAGACCTTTAATCTTCTCAACCATCCAACGACCATTAGAATCGGTGTCAAGGTCAAAAGTACCACGAGTAGTTGTACCTGCTTGTGCGCCTAATTTAGCAACACCATAGATTGTACGGATAACTTCACGGTTAATTTCAGCAAGAATCTCAGTAGAGAGAATGTTTGCCAATTCTGTTTCTGCATCTAGACCGTGAACAGCTTTCAAGTCTTGTGCAAGTTCCATTGAGTATTCTGCTTTCAAAGCACGAGTCTTTGCAGTTACAGTAACTTTCTCAATAGAGAATGCCATTTCTTGGAATGTGTTACCAGCGGCACCATCACCCAAAGCTTCAGCAGAACCGGTTGTCATTGCAGCGATTGCAGCAGCGTTACCAGAGAATGTGTTATTAGCAGCAGTATCAACTGGAACTGTCAATGACACTTGTGCGCCTTGACCGTTTGCACCAGCGAAACCAGTGTTTGCTTCGTTGTAGAATGCTTCTGTACCAGCTTGACCAGCATAGCGAGTACGCATTGCGAAAATCAAACCTGTAGGACCAGTCATTGGTTGCACACCGCACACATCATAAGCGATGAGGTTAGGCAACGAACGGCGAACCAAACTGATTAAGATTGGGTCAAAACCGGCTGTTGGGCCTGCAGCAGCAGAACCGCCACCGAAACCGCCTGTACCAGCAAAGTTGGTTGGTGAACCAGCTTCGTAAAGCATACCAGCAGATTTTTGCATTTCAACAGCTTGGTTCTCAAGAACGACAGCAGTTACAGCCTTGCGATATGGGTCTTTAATTGGGGCCATGTCTGGATGATCCAGAACGCCAGCCCATTTTTGTTGTAATGATTCGGACAAATACATAATACTATCTCCTATTTGTTATAGTTTTGTTTTAGAAATTGCTTGTGCGACTGCATTGACAAATGGGTCAGATGACACCTTCTTGTCTTCTACATCGCCTAATTCTTCATGTAGTTGATTTTCATCGGCACGTTTAGTACCAGATGGGAAATAATTCTCACGGATGGTTTCAAGTTTATTTTTATATTCTTCCTCTGTGGAGAACTCAACACTCTCTGCGAGTGATTTGATTTTTTCAACTTGAGTTGCGGTGAGACCTTCGCAAACAACATGAACGACTTCAGTTTTGTGTGATTCAATTAAAGATTTTTTAATTTGAATACCACGCTCTATTTCTTCGTTGAGTGATGACTCTAGTTCTTCAACTTTAGTAGCTAACTCACTAACGAGGTCAATTTTTTCGGCAGGAACATCAATGTAATGTTCTGCAAACAGGTTACGCAAACCTGAAATGAATTCTTCTGTCATCTCGGAACGCAAACCAGATTCAATAGCAATTTGGTTTTCTTCCATCCATTGTTCAATAACATAGTTGAGGTAATCATCAACTTTTTCTGTTAAATCATCTTTGATGGTTTGAACTGCTTCTTCAAGCATGCCAGCGTAATGAGTTTCAATTTCTTCTTCAATTTGTGTAACACGGTCATTAACACGAGCTTCAAAAATTGTAGAGACTTTAGATTTGAAATCTTCTGAGATGGTAGAATCGTCAGCAAAGAGAGCGTCAATATCTTCTTTCATTGCATTTAATCTTTTCTTTGCATTTTTGGCGCCTTGATATCTAGCATCATCTTTATCATCATCTGTTCTACCAAGACTACGAGCTTTATCTGACATATGACCGGCAGATCCTAACGATCCTTGATTTTCAGCTCTACTGCCTTTTAGATATGACCTGAGTGTATTTTTTGACAACTCATCAAGTTGTTCAAATTCTTCAGAGACCATAAACTCTTTTAATTCTTCTAAAGAATAATTTTCAATTTCTTCCATTTTAGCGGAAGCATTTGAAGGTTTTGTTGTTGGTGCTTGAGCATTACCTGGTGCACCATCTGATGGGTTGATTTTAGCAGAATTATCGTCATTCTTATAATTCTGAGGTGTTGGACCACCAGCATCAACTACTTGACCTGGAAGTTTTTCTGGAGGCATAGCTGATGCTGATTTCTTGCTACCTGCAAGAATTTCTGCGGCTGCCTCAAATAATTTGTTTGATGACATTAGGAATCTCCTTATCGTTTCTTATTTATAAAATTAAAGTTTTCTGATGAAGTTTTCAAACAGATTGAAAGCAACCTGTTCAATATCTTTGCGTGATGCTTGTTTAATTTGTCTTTTTGCGTTATCTATATCAACTTCAACAAAACGACCTTCTACAAACAACCATTCTTTATTCTCCATGATACCATTAACAAATGCGCCTGGTGCAGATGGGTCTGCAACAATGTCAGCAGCAGTAGCTAAACGGAAATCATCTTGAACAATGTTATAACCTTCCTTAGTTGGCTGTAATGAGCCCATACCACGGGAAGATACACCAAGGTTAACACCAGAGTCCATAAAGTTTTTGACTATTTGGCCATATGGTGTATCAAGAATTAGTGCTTTACCAATAAACGATTCTCCGTTGTCTGTTAATTCAACAATCTTATGAGAAACTCTTTCAAGGTTAATTGACGGTGTGTCTGGATGACCAAGTTCTCCAAGAGCACGATTAGTCTTTACATATTCTTCGTTGTAACGTTTGACTTCATTGCTTAAAATGTCTTTCGTGTACATACGATTATTTTTATTTGGTTTATCATATACAAGAAAAGGACCTGTAATATACAAGTTTTTTTTGCCATTCTCAGTGGCTTCAGTTAAGAATTTTACTTCTTCAATATTTTCTCTAATTAATTTCATATTGTTTGTCCTGTATATGGGTCTACATTATATGTAGCGTTCTTTGAAACTTCCATAACAATACATCCACCAGTAAAAATTTGAACTGATAAATTACCTGATGCAGTATTAGCAACTGAACCACCGTAATCATCAAGGCGCATTTCACCTGAACCCGATAATTTAAATAGTTGAGCACCATCACGAGTAATCTCAATACTACCATTTGTTGACCAATTTAATTTACGAATAGCAAGAGCACTAACAGTTTCAGTTGTTGGATTGCCTCTAAACTGAGTAAGTGTAAGATTAGCTGTGCTAATATCCACAACTCTAACGATTGAGCTGCCTCTTGTAGTGTTTATAATTTCGTATGCCATATTACTTTATTCCCATAGATGTACGGCGTCTAAGTGAAATCTTGCGCTTCATTAATGTTCTACGCAATTTTGATTTTCCTTTTGTCTTCCAGTACCGTTTTAGTTTTCTTGACTTCTGTAATCTTTGTATCGTTGGTATCCGAACAACTCGGTTACCAGTTAATTTATATCCTTTAATCGCAGATTTTCGTACATTCTTTTGAACAATAATTCTGCCTTTTGCATTTCGTCTAATTCTTCGGCGAATCTTAGTGATTCTGCCCATACGCATTACATTAGCTTCATCTAATTCTTCTTCTACCCACTCATATATATCATCAGCAACAGCAACTTTTTCTGCCTGTAACCTTGTAGCAACCATTTGCTCAAGGCGCTCAAATATAAATGATTTGGCCTCTACTAATTTGTTTCTTGCTATAAGTTCTACAAATGTCATTTTGCACGCTTAAAAGCAAAGTCTGAAGCCTTCATAAAATGTTCTGGTGACTTATGCACCATGTCAGCAAATTTTTTCTTGTTATCATCATTCAAAGCATTATGCACTTGAGTTAATGCAGATGCGGTAAAATGGTCAACTTTACGAGTATGACCAGAAGCAAACTTAACCGACTTTGCTTGTTTATCATTCACTATCTTATGTAGTGTATCCATTACCGCTTCATCTATTGTTTCTTCCATTATGCGACCTTTGTGTTCAATAGAAACAATCTTAGAACCAGGAGCATGATTAGTTACCAATTTGTGTGCATGGTCTTCATTATCTGCTTTAACATTATATGACTTAGTATCAGTCTTAACATGATATTTTTGTTTAATTATTTTAGTTGGACCAAAATGTTTATCTTTCCAAGGATCGTGAGAAGATTCTTCTGACTGAATAGGTGCATCCATACCTGAACCATATTGGTAAGGCACAGAAAAATATTTCTTTAATTTTTCATTATAGTATAAAGCAATTCTAGTTCCATCTGGATATAAACGAATTGCTTTACGCTTTATGACCAACACTAATGGTGGGTCTTTGTCTTCTTGAAGCATAACTGGTTCATCAGTTAATTCTTCTACATCTTCTCTAACTGCACGGCGAGCCTGCATGTTAATCTGTTTGTTATTAGAGATTAAATCTACCATCTTGTTAAAGAGGTTTTGAATAATCATTCTATCGGCATTATTGAATGTTGGCTTCTCTTCACCCATCTTATCTAAGATTTTGTGAATACGCTGCATCTGTGCCTTGTTGGCAAGACCAGCACGAACCAAAGTATCAAACTTTGAATAGTCTGATTTCTCTTCTTCAACGATAGACTTAAACTCTAATAGTGATTTCATTTATTAGTTTTTTTTATTTTGAAAGTTTAGTAGCAGCACGGTTAATACCTTGCTGGCGAGTTGCAATTTTTTTCTCATCACGGTCAACACGCTTGTCTTCTTCATCATCGTCACCGTAACCATATTGGCGATGTTCATCTTCACCATGGTCGTGTGAACGAGCAGAAAGATTGCTAGAGGCTTTCTTAACATATGAACCTAAAGTTGATTTTTTCAACTCATCAATTTGTTCAACTTCTTCTTCTTCCACTTCTTGTGGTGAACCACCAAACAATGATGCAGCTAATTCTTGTTTACGAGTATCCAAAGCCTCAAATGCTTTTGCAGACAACATATCAGACATGGTATTCTTTGCACCAATGGCATCGCCTGTTGCAATTTGGTCTATAAATTTTGGCATATATTTCTCCTATTATTTCTTATTTATATTAAGTGCTGACCTCTCAACATCAGCATCTAATTCAGGTGTATCAGATTCGGAAGGTGTTCTTTCCATAGTGTTATCTTCTGGTGGAACTTGTCCTTGTTGTGCCTGTGCTTGTTCGTCACCAGGTTGTGCAACTGGACCTTCTTCTTCTATTTCTTTTTCCATCTGTTCAATTTCTTCATCAGTCATTTGCAATACATTTTTACGAACCCATGCTGCTGAATAATATTTACCAATAAATGGGTCTAACATTGTTGCTGTGTTAACTCTCTCACGCAACAACTCTGCATCACGCATTTCGGTAAAGTTATTGTCTTTAATGAAGTCATAGTAGATTTGTTCTCTAAAATCGTCCCATTCTTCTAAAGTACAAACACCTTTTAATACCAATTGAATCTTTAATGCATGGTCAAATATCTGTGCAAACTTGTTACGCAAACGATTAACAAATTTAGAAAACTTAACTTCGTCACGGGTAACTTCAGTTGTACGACCAAGACCCATCATACTGCCACTATTTGTATCAAGGCGAGAAGCAGGAATGTTTAGTGCATTTAACAAATTCTTTTGGAAATATTTTACATCTTCCATTTCACCAAGATTTTGTCCTGCTGGTAATGTGGTAATCTCAGTACCTTTACCACCTTCACGGCGTGGTAACCAAAAATCTTCAAGCATAGACAAATGTTTACGCTCATCTCTAATCTCGCCTGTGCTTGCATCGTAAACTAATTTGTTACGATATTGAATCATAATAGAACGGATATATTGTTCAGCTTTACCTTTTGGTAAATTACCTACATCAATATAAAATATACGGCGTTCAGGTGCTCTTGATATACGATAGATAACTACCGCATCTTCAATCATTCGTAATTGATTAAGAGCTTTAATTGCTTTATGTAGATATGAAATGACGAATACATTCTTTGCATCCATCAAACCAGAGTTTACATTAATAATTGATTCAGGTGCAATACGCAAACCTTGTGTTGCGTTTGCGGTAAATGTTTGTGTGGTTGTACCACGGTCATTGTAAACATAGTATTCAGCCAACGATTTAATAATGTTGGCACCAGTTTTTGGATCTCGTTCTTTTTGAATCTCACGTACTTTACGAATCTTGCGTGGGTCAATATAACGAAGCTCTTGAATACCTTTTTTAGGGTCTTTATCATTAACAACAACATGATAGTATATACGACCATCAATATACCAACGCTTAAATAAATCATCGGCAAGATTACTGAAGTTTAACATCTTTTGGATGTTATTAAACTCTTCAAGAATCTTCTTTTTAATTGTTTCTGGTTGTTTCAGATTATCTAAAACAATTTTTAATACTTCACCATTTTCTGTATGACTGATTGCTTCATTAACAATTTCATCAATTGCCATATCACACTCAGGGTGATTTGACATTTCACGATAACGGGTAATCAGTTCTATCTCATTGCGAGCAGAACCTTCTAAATCAACATATGTTCCATAATGAGCATTTTGTGTGATGGTAACTGCGCCATCATCAATTGCTTCCGTAGGAAGCGTGAAAGAAGCTTGCTCAGATTTTTCAACCTGAACAATATCTTTTTTGCCTAGTGTGAAACCGAATAGTTTTATTGCCATTAAAAATTCATCCTATAAAATAAAAAAAGGAGGCCACACGGTTGACCCCCTTTTTATCAAGCCACTTGGTCAGCTGCTGCTTCCCACCACTGATAAGAAAGCGTGATAGTAAATTCTTCAATTGAGTCGTTTGAACCCCAGTCAACATCAATAGGTGCAATGTCTTGAGGAAATAAACCGAGAAAACGGTATTTCTTCAATGTAGCACCTTGTTTGCCAAACTGAGTTACATCAGCATCAACTGTATAACTACCAGGACTTCCAGCCAATGGATTGCGAACATTCAAGCTGTGACTATTTATACCATTCATCCAACGCTCAAAAGCGTTACGAATAATAAAATCTTCGTCATTGATGACTGTAATTGTCCAATCGGTGAAACTTCTATTGCCCGCAAATTTTAATTCACGACCAAAGTATTGAACTGGTACAACACCAATGGTTGAACCAGGTAATTGAGCCGTCTTACACATGAAAGTTAATTTTCTCTGTGCGTCTCCAGGCTGTGCGAAGCCAGGAAACGGCATACTCACCTCAAATAAATTTGGGCGAGCGCCATCTCCTACCATCTGAGAGCGGAATTCGTTTACTGAAAATGCCATTTTTGTATCTCCTATCTCTCTATTTATTAGAACCGGCCGACAATTTCATCAAACGAAACACCTGTGCGGACTGCCACAAAGTTAAGTTGAATGAAGTTGACAGAGCGTGCTGGTTTGATGTAAATGTCACCAACAAATTGGTTAGCATCAATTACATTTGAAGTGTTATTTGTTTCATCGCATACTACACGGAAGTCTGTAATACCACGGCGACCTTGTATGTCACGCAAGAATGGTTCAACTAAGTTGACAAACTGAGCACGAGTAAATTGGTCATTGAATTCAAACATTGAACTGCGAGCAGCACGAGCGATTGATTTCTCCAACACGATGAACAAACGGCGTACATTGATTCGGTCAAATACAGAAGGACGATTCAACAATGTTTTGTCGCCAAATAGAATTGTACCTTCGCCTTGGAATGTAACAACAGGGTTGATACCTTGAACATACAAGTTATCACGTTCTGCTTTAGTTGGATTATATGCCAACTTAATAACATTTTTAACGACACCACGATTTAAACCGCCTGGTGAGAACCATGGGTCACGCTCTTGGTCTGTACGAGCACAGATACCAGCAATGTCACCATTTAATGGAACCCAACGATATACATCACTATATCTGTCGTATTGGTATTTGTAACCAGAATCTAAGAAAGCGTATGAAGAACTTGTCAATCCTGAACGGAATGAAAGGATGTTAGTTGCTTCACTACCAGCTTTGTCAACAACAGAAGCTTTTGTTGGTGATAAGAACACCATAGCATCTTTGCGAGATTCAGCAGTTGAAATTAAACTTGCTGCGACAGTTGCGTTGCCTGGACCAGAAATTATTAATGAAACATCAACAACATCAGGGTTTGCAAAGAAAGCATATGCAGTAGTAATTTCTGAGTTACCAATTGTACCGTCAGCACCTCCAGCCATTGATGCAGAGAATGGTGTGTTAATATTGGTAAATGTTTTAGCAACGGCAGTTGTTCCCCAATTAGAAGAACCTGGCTGATATGAAGTCCACCAAACATATCTAGATTGGTTATTAATAACTGTTTTATGGAAGTTAGATGAACCATCAGTAGTCAATGCATCAGAGGCCTTAGAAACGAAAGCATATTTTTCAAGGACTGTATTTGCAACACCACCTGAGAATTGACCATCTTCGTCAATCACGATGACATGCATTTCATCACCAGAACCACCTAAACCTGAAGTGTATGATGATGTACCTGGTGCAACACCAAATTGGTCGGCATATTGCCATTTACGCAATACAGCAGCACCTGCGGTAACAGCAACAGCGGATGTTACATTGATGTAACCAGCTGATACTGAAGTTGTGCGAGTATATGTTGTACCACCGTCAAAAGAAACGAGGTCACCAGGATACAAGTTAGCAACAGGAGAATTTGTAACTGCAACAACAGTATTACTTGTACCACTAGATGTTACAATAGTTGTATCAGTAGCAGTCAAGTTTGATGAGTAAGCTTGTGTTGAAGAACATATAGAAACACGCAAAGTGTTACCTAAAGCTCCAGCACATCTTGCAGTAAATGGACCAGCACTTGTATTTGCAGTAGTCCAATTATTTGCATAATCGTCTGAGTTTTTAATTAAATAACCAGTACCGTTAGCGGTTGCATTAAGAGTAGAGGTTGTGTTCGCAGCACGAACAATTTTTAAGTTATTGGAATATGCTAAGAAATTTGCTGCTGAGAACCAGTATTCATAATTTGTATTATCTGGTTTACCAAATCTCTGAGCAAGGTAAACCTCATCAGAAATAGTAACCACTTCGCCAACTGGACCCCAGTTAAAATTTCCAGCAACACCGCCAATTGAAGTAGCGGTTGAGGGTACAATTGTAGTCAGGTCAATTTCTGATACATTTACCCCAGGTGATAGCTGAAATGCCATGGATTTCTCCTTAGTTATGGGTCAATTTTTCTTTATACACTATTTAGTTTTTTATAAATTTGAGGATAGATAACCTGGTAGACTTCTTGGAGCTTCTTTAGACCAAGCATCTCCACTATCTACTTCATATTCTAACTCTTGTCCGTCACTTAAAAAACCAAACGGTATAACGTCTTCTTCTATTTGTTTAATTCGTTCTTGGTACATTGCCTCACGCAAGTTAACATCATTTAAGTCTCTGAAGTAAGGATTAGTTGTCAACCAACTAAACAAGACTAGAGGCATTACCAAATCATCGTGATATCCATCATCTGCTTGATATGAACCTCTATACTCAATAAAAGTAGAAAGTTCCGATATCACATCAGGATCTGGAATTAATAATTTTTTCTCTTCAATTAATGATTTAAAAGTAAAACAACCAATTCGTTTTACCCTCTTATCAGTAACAACACCAAAATTTGTTCTACCTGAACCACCAAAACCACCAGTTACTTTCTGGCCTTTACCTGTTTTAGTAACATATAGTAGATTTTCATATTCTAATTCGGACTGTAAAATATATGCGACTTGCTCACTTGTGTTAACCTCAAGTAAAACATATGCGTTATTAAAATCCTTTGCCACCTTATGTATAACAGAAGGATATAACATAGGCGCAATTGAGTTGTCTCTAAATTTACCTACTAGTTTATATGGAACTTCTGCAATATCTATAATTACAAATGCCGAGTAATCGCCACCAACACCTTGTGCGGTATCAGCAACAATAACATAAGTGTGTGGTTTTCCAATTAAAACCTCATTATCATCTCTTTCTGCTTTGACTGGAAACTCATACAAATCCAAACCATCTTTAGAATATACAGTCGGTAATGTTGACATATATTCAATAGTGGCCGAGTCAATCAAAGTCAAAGATGAACCAAGAAACTTACACAGTACCTCTTGGTTATATTTTAATTCACCAAGTTGGCGTTTCTGTTCAAGTGCCCAAGCCTCATCACGACCAGGAATTCTATTGTAAGGAATAAACAATGGTACAAAGTCATTGTTCTTATTCATCGCATCGTTCCAAAACTTCCAAAAGTGGTTGTATCCTAATGGTGTAGATGTGATAAGAATCTTGGTCGTTTGACCAGCAGAAATAACAGGATAAACAGCAGTAAAGAATGCTTCTGCAATCGTATTTGGAATAATTGCGGCCTCATCAATATACAATAAGTTCACGGACTTACCACGAATACCTGCACCAGTTGTTGCAGCTGTAAATACGATTGAACCATTTTCTAGTTCTACATCGCCTTTGTTCCAAGTTTTAATACCTTGTTGCATCCACATTGGCAGATTTTCATACATCAATTGATATCGTGAAATAATCTCACGAGCTGTGGTTGCTTTGTTGGCAAGAATGGCAACAGTCTTTGAATCTTGAAATAAAGTATACCAAAGGATGTAAGCTGCCGATGTGGAAGTTTTGCCTTGTTGACGGCCTTCCATAATAATTACTTTACGGTTATTATGAATGACTTGTATCTTTTCTTTTTGGCAATCGTACAATTTGAACGGTT